CAATTTTATAAAATTCACTGGTTTTTATTACATATTGAAATGAATGATTTATTAAACTTGTTAAAGATAATGCATTCGACATTATTTTCATTTGTATTTTGTAGTATTATTTTCTTTTTGTTTTTATAATTCAATTTTAAAAAATACAATTTAAAATACAATTAAAAAAAATAAAAAAAATTGACTAATAAAATAAATATAAAGATAAGTATACAATTATATATAAGCAAATACAACATGGATTTACAACAAAGAAAGCTCAATAAATCAGAATGGGACTCGATTGAAATATCCGTTCCTAAATCAGAAATGGATATATTAAATATGATTATACAAGGTTATCATAATGTAAATGTAAAGATAAATAACAATCTTTCTATCTTTACATTCTTAAAAATTGAATATTCAGAAAAAATGGAAGATTATTTATATAACAAATATTTGAGTACACGTGCTACAAATATAGAAGATGAAATAAAAAAAATAAATGCTACTTATAAGCCAATAAAGTTGGATACTAATGTGAAAATTAACTCGGCTGATAAAGTTCGGTTAGAACGTTTTGATGAAAATTCTTTAAATAGTAATGACATTTATGAGTTTGTTTTATTGACTCACATGGAGAAATTAATAGAATGCAGTAAAGCCTCTAACAATAAGGCATTTCATTATTATTATTATACAATTTATAAGTTATTTCGTAATAATATTGTGCGATTAAATAGACACATTGTAGAATTGACAAATAAAGTTTTGAATATATTTGAAGATTCAATAGAAAAATTATCTGTTATACAATATGCAGACGAATTTATCGAGAAAAATGAGAGTTTATTAAAGTACGCGGATTTAACATTATATGAACACCAAAAGGAAATCTTTACGATTTGCAAAAACGAAAAACCTAAATTGGTATTGTATATGGCTCCAACTGGTACGGGCAAGACACTTACACCAATTGCATTATCAGAGCAAAAGAAGATCATATTTGTGTGTGCAGCTAGACACGTTGGATTAGCATTGGCGAAATCTGCCATTTCAATGAAAAAAAAGATAGCGTTTGCATTTGGTTGTTCAAGCGCAGATGATATTCGTTTGCATTATTTTGCGGCAAAAGTCTTTACAAAAAATAAGCGAACTGGTGGTATAGGAAAGGTTGATAATAGTATTGGGGATAATGTCGAAATTATGATTTGTGATATTCGTTCCTATTTGCCTGCAATGTATTACATGCTTGCATTCTTTGATGCAAAGGATATTATTATGTACTGGGATGAGCCAACGATTACATTGGATTATGTTGAACACGATATTCACAAGACTATACAAAACAACTGGACAAAAAATATGATACCAAATGTGGTGCTATCATCGGCAACATTACCCAAGCAACATGAACTGAATGAAACGATTTCTGATTTCCTAATGAAGTTTCCAAAGGCTGAAGTATTTAATATAATTAGTCATGACTGCAAAAAATCGATACCAATTATCAATAAAGATGGATTAGTGGTTTTACCTCATTATTTTAGTGAAAAATATGAAGATATTCTGAAGACATCTATACATTGCAACGATTATTTGACATTATTGCGATATTTTGATTTGAAGGAAGTCGTTGATTTTATTAGCTATGTAAACATGAATAAATATGGTAATTCGAAAACGAATTTGGAAAGACAATTTGAAACATTAGATGATATAAATATGAAAAATATAAAAATGTATTATTTGCATTTGCTACAAAATATTATTGCGGATAAATGGCCAATTATATATTCCCATTTTATGCAGTTACGAAGCCCTAGAATATTGGAAAATACTGCCATTGATCCAAAAGGAAATAAAATTACAAAGGCTAAAAGTATTGGACCAGGAGTAGGACTAACTAGTTTTTGTGAAAAGGGATTAGCAGGTGCACCATTAATGCGATTGTCAAGTGAGCAAATTACCAGTTCTAAAATGTCAACAGAAAATACTAATATGGCTCATGCCGGCACATCAGGCGTCTATGTTACAACTAAGGATTCTTATACATTGACAGATGGACCAACTATATTTATTTCCAATGATGTAGAAAAAATTGCCAAGTTCTGTATTCAACAAGCAAATATTCCTGCAATAGTAATGGATGAATTAATGAAGAAAATTGATTATAACAATGCTATTAATGAGCGGTTATATATATTAGAGTCAGAGTATGAATTAATTAAAGAGCAAGGAGACCAACAGGCAAAAAATAATGTATCTAGTTTTCATAATGGTAGCACTATTAGTGGTAGAAATAAGAGCGGTAAAGATTCAAAGAAGTCGTCGCGTGATTGCCCAGAAGAAATGGAGAATAAGGGTAAATTAAATAAATTAACACAGGAAATAAATTCATTGAGGGCTCTAATAAAATCCGCTTCCTTGAATGATGCATTTATTCCTAATAAAAAAATGCATTTGGATAAATGGGCTACAAATATAAATACATCGGGTGCATTTACCAGCAATGTGGATGAACAATTTGTATGCGATATAATGGCGTTAAAAGGTGTAGAAAATTCTTGGAAGGTATTGTTGATGATGGGAATTGGTGTCTTTATTAATCACGAAAACATTACTTATACGGAGATTATGAAAAAACTGGCCGATGAACAAAAGTTGTATATGATTATTGCTTCGAGTGATTATATTTATGGAACGAATTATCAGTTCTGTCATGGGTTCTTGAGTAAGGATTTGAATTTGACACAAGAAAAATTAATACAAGCCATGGGACGTATTGGTCGAAATAATATTCAGCAAACATATACGATTCGTTTTCGCGATGATGAACAGATTTCAAAGCTATTTACATCTGATACGGAGAAGCCAGAAATCATGAATATGAATCGATTATTCAATAGTAAAAAGGTGGTTTGGCAAGATAATAGTTATGTAGAGATTCCAGAGGTAGATGAAGAATAAAATTATAGAAACTAAGTAAAAAATCCATTTTTATAAAAATGTAAACGCGATTTTTAGTTAATAAATATTTTACTACCCAAACTTTTATAAAAATATCCTTTATAAAGCATATTTTTTTCTAGTGCTTTTTCTAATGTTTTGTCGCTCATGGAGAGACTCTTAATGCAATCATATTTACATGTAAATTCTTTGACAAGATGGTTTTGTTCATCGTATTGCCCAACTCCATTTTTATATAATAGTGGCTCTCCATGAGTATTTTCAAAATTATCTTTTAGAACAGCATCACAATCATTATATAACATATAATAATGACCTTTTGTAAGAGTAAGATTTTTAACTGGATTATCTAATGCAGAACTAGATTCATAACCATTACATTTTGCAGCAGTTTTTCTGTCTAAATATACGTTTAGAATAGCAGTTTTTTTGTCATTTAATTTGGCAATATAACCTAAATTTTGCATTTTAGTTTGTTTTGTAGGTTCTAATGAATGTATAACATTGGCATCTAAATTTCTCTCTACTAATTGCCAACGAAATCCACAATAAATAGTATTTTCTTGAATTGCTTTTGATATACTAGGACGTTTAATATTTTTATTTTCATTCATAGATTCCGTAACTGACTCATAAACTTTTACTAATTGTAGTGTTTCTGGGTTAATTTTTTGTAGACGTGGACCCAAATGTGGCATTTGCTGATTAAATCCAGTAACCAATTTTGTTTGTGAGGTATTTAATTTTTCTAATACTTCTTTATTTGATTTTTCTAATTTTTCTATTTTTGTATACAATATTTTTACTGCATTAAGTAATTCTTGTCCCATACTATTTTCACTATTTGCAGTTTGCATTTGAAGTTTTAATTTTAATTGTTCATTTTCTAATTCTAATTTGTGTGTGTCATTTTGATTGAAATATTTAAGATTATTATTAATTATATTTAATAATTTTTGGTAAGAAAGTTCCTTTCCAATCATAAATAATTCTAATTCAGTTTCATGACCAGCTAAATCATTAACTCTACTATCTTTTATTAATTCATGTTCTTTTATAAAGGACTCAAAGTCTTTGCTTTTGTTAACGGCAAAGCAATCTAATAGAAGGCACTCTGGGTATTTACCTTTATGTTCTTTATAACGATTTGTAATACCAATACGACTCTCACCTATTTTTAAAATATAATTTCCATTTTCAAAAGTTTTGACTTTGATTACATAAAAAATAGACCCTATTGTTGCGTATTCTTTTAATAATATTTTCTCTCTTTCAAGAATTTTTTGTTTGTATAATTTATCTTCATATTCTTGTTTCTTTTTGTCTTCTATAAGTTTTATTTCATCTTTTTGTTGTTCTAGTTGTTTTTTTAAGTCAGTTGATTCTTCTAATAATACTTCTTGTAAAATTTCTTCTAAATTAATAAAATATTCATGAATTTCGTCAGCTTTTTTTGTTCCAGCTTTAATACAAAATAATTTAAATGTTTTTATAGTTAACATAAAAATTTCTTTATTATGACCACCTTTGACATTTGTTTGCTTCTCCGTTTGGAGAAGCGATTTTTTATAATCTATATTAATTTTAAAAGAATTTTCTAATAATCTTTTTGAATTAAATTTAGAATTAAAACCTAACCATTGCCATACATTATCTAAGTCAATAACAAAATCATTTTTGCAATCATAGTTTAAATAGCAGTAAAAACTGGCTAAAAACATTTGTTGCTCATAGTTATTAAATTTTTTTTGAACCTTTTCAACTAATTTTGAGTGGTAATTACCATTTAATTTGGTAATTGGATTGCTTTCTATGAGATTAACAATATTTAGGCTCATTTTATATATTAATTAGCGATTTGTCTTTATATTGTTTTTTGCTTTAATAATTAAAAAGCGTTAAATTAATTATTAAAATATATGAAAAAGTATGACACGAAAAATCGTAAGATAAATCGCTTAATTGGAGTAAGCAAGACCACCCATACCACTCATTATACGAAGGACGTTATAGTTTGTGGCATAGACACGAACTTTGGCAGTCTTGGTTCCTTCAACTGTAGCATTTGAGAGCACAAGTTGGAGTGTAGCATTATCAATTCTGGAAAAGTTGCACGTACCTGAGGGTTGATGTTCTTCAGGTCTCAAAGCAAAGCTGTACACGTTAATTCCTTCATCAGGGTTTCTGGTGTGGGCTTGGTAAGGTTGGACCCAAGAGAAGTAAGAACCTTCACGCTCAGAGAAACGATCTTGTCCGTTAAGTTGGAGCTTAGCGGTAACAACTGGATTTTGTCCCCAGCAGTGCATGTCAAGAGAGGTCTCAGAGAGGACAAAAGTTCCGGCATCAGAGACACCAGAGTTATCCTTGTGTGAACCGGCATCGGCAATAAGAGCGGCAATGTCAGCAGGGGTTCCAACTGGAATAGGAGTAGCATCACCTCCAAGGTTGACCTCATTGTAAGGGTTAGAAGGTCCGTGCCAGTATCCAGTGAAACCAGCACCAGGGATGTAATCAATAGAACCGGCATCTTGGAAAAGACCACGTGCATCAATGTAGGCACGAGAGTCAGCAGCAACAGCGGCAGGTCCACCGAAAGCATGGATGGCATTAGGAAGAGCATCAATGGCATCAGTGTAGTTGAAAGGTTGAGCACCAAGGACCTTGAAGAGAAGAGCATCACAGGTCAAAGATGAGCAGTAATCAACGTTTTGATCAGGTTGGATAACCCAGATAAGCTCCTTAACAGGGTGGTTAAAGTTGAGCTTAATCTTGTTACTTGAAGAACCGACAGATTCATCACCAGTGAATTGAAGTTGGGTGATGAGGTATTCATGAGGGTTTTGTGCCATTCTGCGGCGCTCATCAGTGTCAAGGAACACATAGTCGACGTAGAGGGAAGCAGCAACAAGAGATTGGTTGTAGGCAATAGTAGCAGGAACAGGACGTCCAACAGAGTATTGACCAGCAGATCCAGAGTAAGGGTTGGTGTTGCAGTTAAGGGTGGTAACAGCCCAGAGACACTCATCAATAGGTCTGATATCAAGGTTAATCTTGACCTCGTGGTATTGAAGAGCAATCAAAGGGAGGGCAAGACCAGGATTGGTACAGAACCAGAATTGAAGAGGGACATAAA